CAACGGACTGAGCAGTCGTGAAATCAAAAATCTCTACAAAAGCTGGAATTCTCTTCAAGTAATCAAGGCTCATTTCGTCTGTATCACTACCTGCAAACCCAGGCAAGCTGGGCAAACTATTCATAGCATCAATACCCATAGAATGGGAGTTCTCACCGCCATTATAATTAAACTGTTGCCAACCTGGAGTGGTACACATCGGAGTAACCTTGGACGAAATTCTAGGCTTAGAATATCCGAAAATAGACGCTATTGAACTAGCCATGCCAGACATGGACGATAAAGCGCCTAAAGATGGACCAACTACAGGGAGGCTCGAAAGTGTCCCTGCCGCTTTGGAAACCAAAGCTAAAGAACCACTGACAGCCCCTTGTTTAGATTCATCTTTCTCGGCGTTTGCCAAGTTCAAAATTGGCTTGGATTTACGTACTTTAGTAGCACCTGATTCCGGTACAATAGGTCCTGACAACTCTACATCTTCAAAAGACATAAAGACAGAGCAATCAACAGAAGTTGATCCAGTACCCGTGAGCATAGGTGACAATACACCAAAGTATATAACTCCCCAATCATAAGCGCCTTGAACCACAGCGTAAGGGATTGGAGCGGCTCTTCCCCAATCGCACCATAATGATGGTGCAATGTAAGGAATACGCAACTCACCTCCACCATCGCGAAAGTCAATTTTGACGTTGGGGTACTGAGTCCATCCTGATCGAGAAGCCAAACGAGTATTCTCTAACCCAGGATTAAATTCACTGCGCTCTACACCTTGAGGTACAAAGAACATTATGACGCGACCTTGTTGAAAAGGCTGCGAGTTTATGTTCAAACGGATAACAGCTGTACCTCTCATATATTTATATCCTGACAGCTTATTTGTCCAAATAGGCTCAGACCTTAAATTTCTAACAATTGAAAACGAAGCTAAAACAGAACCTCCGGCAGCAGCTGGTGTAATGTTAAACCGCAACGTATCAACTGGTCGAGATAAGAAGGAAGCGATTGTATTTGAATCACTCTGAGGAAAAGCAGTAACGCCATCCAAAGTAGTCTCTTTAATTTGCTGTACAGGAACGGGAGCATCATCTTGAAATTGCATGAGCTCACCGGCAGCATGTTGACCATTGTCAACAGCCAATTCGCCACTGTTTGAACTAACAATGGCTTGTTCTTTATTTACAGTTGAAGCAAGCTATTTACACTAAACCACAAAGTCAGCTCAAACTTTGTGGAAAGGGACGTGTGAGATATTGGTGTCTCTCCAGCCCATCTCAAGCTAAATAGCTCAGGCTTTCCTCTAACTCTCTAACTCTTAATGTTATTCCAAGTCCATTTTATTACACTAGAGTTGTTTTCGGAGCTAACTTAACACGAAGCCGAGGAACTCCGCGCGGTCGAGTTTTAAGACATCCCGGGTCATGATGATTTACGCATCAGATAAGAAAATGTCACTAGCTAACGCATTTTTAAACGTGCTATTGACAGGAGTATACTGTAAGATTTTTTGAGAAGATCTCACAATATCCTTCTTTTTCTCTTCAAAAACTGACAATCCGTGTTGTGCTAATTCAGCAAGCGCGCCTTCTACTCTCAACCTGAAATCAGCATCTGTAGTGTCTTTCTTTTCCCACATCAAGCTTTTCTCTATCGAGTCTAGCTCAAGTGGTGCAAAGACCTTGCCATTGCACTGCCTGAATCTTCGCCTGAGGAAAACTACTTCATCAATAGTTCTGCCTTCAACAAGATCTGTACTCTTATCTTCCGGCGTGTAATCCTGGTTCAAGTAGCGTTTCATACCCGCCTGCATAGCAACCATACCCCAAATAGCGTTATCAGCTTTGGGATAACTGATCAGATTGTCATCGCCACCTGCTATAATTCTGACGCGAGAAAACACATCGGAAAACTTTTCGCTCGGTGCGTTAACACGGGCCACGTACGACAATTCCAATATATTACAAATTGTGTTGTACGTCGAAGTAAGGAAATTCCCGGAAGGGTTTCCACCGTAACAATCGTACACAAAACCCTCAGAAATATGAATGGAATTGACAACTTCTAAGAACAATACAGCTCGAACTTGTCTGTCCGTTTCAGAGGCGTTGTAGTAGTAATCTTCTATGATTCTAGCTGCAGTCATCCCTATGGGCACAGGGATTCTTGTATCAAACTTACTATAATCTCCTGCAGTCACGAACCGGTCTCGCTCACCATTCGTCAGGTACAAGTACAAAACGGTCCATTCAGAAATAGGATCGATGCCTATAGCTGAACCATTCATAATACGATTTTGCCCACAGCTTCGTACGAAATCACCAAAGTACATTCTGAAAGCAATC